GTCCCGGTGGACGGTTGTCAGCGGAACAGCAGGCACGCAGTTCCTCACGGAGACGGGCGCATCGAACATCTGGCGCGGCGCGAGCGGCATTCGCCTTGCGTCTGGCACTGCTGCCACGTTCAACATCCGACAAGAGATCGGCAGCGCGTCGGGTACTTTCTCCCGACTGTCGCCAGACCGCCCGTACGTGATTGCGTTTGCCGCGCGGAAGGTGGCAACGGCGACAGGCAACATTCGGCTCTCGGTGAAGGATGCCAGCGGCAACATCATCGACGGCGGAAACTTCAACGGTGCGTGGGATGTCTCCGCGTTCACTACGTCAATGGCTCTCTTTACGCTTACGCTGCGCACTCCGCGCAACGTGCCGCTTACGACGTACTTCCACATTGAGAGTACGACGGCAATCGCAAACGCCGACGTGTACATTGATGAAGTCGTGTTTGCGGAGTTGATGCCAGTTGCGCCCGGCGGTCAAGCCATCGGGCTGATTGCTGGCTCGACGGATTGGCGCGTCGATGACAACGGTAGGTTTACATTCACGAACAACAACGAGGGCGAGTTTGTGCGAGCCTTCGACCGCCTGTTCGATATGTACAACAAGGGCTTGTCGCTGCCGCAGAATTACTCCAACACGGAAACGATTTCGGATTCACTCATCGCGTAAGATGCGCGAGCAGCGTTCCCCGCGCTTGCGCCACCAGTTCACGGAGCCGTTCATCCGGCGCGGTGTCGAGCGCGAGCGTGTAGAGGTCTAGCGTCTCCCACGTCATCGCGTCGATCCCTTCACACTGAGCGGCATCGCGCGCGAGACGCATCCTGCGAATCGCAATCAGCGTGGTTGACACGTGTTCGCGGACGCGGCGCGCCTTGAGTTTGCAGGGTAGCGGGGGCTGCATGGCATCCATGATATGGGGAGATTTGAACGGAATCGGGCAATTTGTGTTGCCGAATGGCGAAACCGCCGATAGATTGGGGTCACGGCAGCGCGCGGCACGAAGCCGCGCAGAAAGGTACACCATGCCAGACTATGACTTGACACCGTTGGTGTTCGTGGGAGCGTTGTTGCTCCCGGGGCTGATCGCACACATTCTCAAGAGGGGGTGCGACAATGAGTGACATTGTGCTTTCTCGTCCCGGCGGCGGCGCGCAACTCGACCCAATGACGGTCGCGCGCGTGTTCCGCGAGTCGGGAATGTTCCCCGACATCCATCACGAAGCCGCAGCGGCGGCGAAACTCATCATCGGTCGTGACCTGGGGATTTCAGACTACGACGCGATGTCGGGTCTGCACATCATCAAGGGCAAGGCAGTGTTGGCCGCAAACCTCATGGCAGCGGCCATCAAGAGGAGCGGCAAGTACGACTACCGCGCGACGTGTACGGATACCGAGTGTCGCATCCAGTTCCTCGGGCGCACGGCTTCCGGGTGGGAGCCTATCGGGGAAACCACTTTCACGATGGAGGATGCCAAGCGCGCCGGGTTGAACGGCGACAACTGGCGCAAGTATCCGCGCGCCATGCTGTTTGCGCGCGGCATTTCCGCCGGGTACAAGCAGCATTGCCCGGATGCGCTCGGATGCGCGCCCGTCTACGTCGAGGCGCACGGGGAAACGGAGATCACGGAGGACGCGCCGCCGCCACCAGTGCGAAAGGCGCTGCCCGCACCCGCGCCGACCCGGGAGGAACGCCAAGCGCTGTTTGATCCGAAGCCGAAGGCGGCGTTGCCCGCACCGGCGGCGGAAATCCCCATCGACGGTGGCACGGATCGCGCGCCGGATGCGGCGGCTCCCAACGTCGTCCGGCTCCGTCCGGGTGCAACCCGGGTCACGCGCGTAGACCGGAAGACGGGCGGCGCTGTGTGGCGCGTGGATGTCGATGGCGAGGAGATGCCGTACGCGATCACGGAGGCGGCGCTCGCGGATTCGGTGCAAGCCCAACTGGCTTTCAAGGTCACGTGCGATGCGACGTTCCGCACGAACAGCGACGGGAAGCGAATCATCCAGACCATTGAGGAGGTGGGGCATGGTTGAACGAATCACCGAACCGGGAGCCGCGTCGATTCGCTCGCAACTCGACATCGAACAGGAAGACCCGGCGATCTTCCACCCCTACACGCTTGATGAGGCTTCGTGGGCGGCGCGCGTCATTCGCGGCGACTGCGAGATTCCAATTGAGGTGCGGTCACTGGTGGAAATTGGTATCCCACTCGACATGATGCCTCAACATCTGAGGCCAACGCCGACGCGGCTCGCGCGATCCGCGCGCGTCACGACGCGCACGGCGCGTATCCGGGAGTTGGCGTGGGAAGGCACAGACCCCGTACTACGGCTTGTGCTCGTCCGGCGCGCCTGTCGCATGGTTTTGGCGCGCCGCGCTGCCGATAGATGAGCGCGAGCAGGGATCAGCGGCGGCGGATCGTTTCCGCCGCCGCTGTCTTTCCCGCGTCGGAATCTCTGCCATTTTTGGAATTCTGAGAAATCCAACCAGTTTGCCCCCTTGACAAGCCACATCCTCCCCCCCTAAAACCCCCCCACCACAACAAGTGGTTGTCACGCGCAAGGCGTGTCCAGTCGATGTCAACGCACAGCGACTCCCAAATAAATATATCCGTGTTCGTATCGCTCTCCGAAAGGAAGCGATACGGTCACGTATCGCAGTAGAGGCCATCGTTTTCGCGCACGACGCGCGAGAAAGGTACACGATGACAGCAAGCGAACTGGCGGCGTTTCTCACACGCGCGCGCGAACTATTCCCGCGCGGCGCTGAGAATCAAGACGTGTACGCGGCATTCCAACACAGGCTGAAGGAGGAGGATTCCGAGCGCGCGAACGCTGCGCTTGAGGATTACGCCGTGCATCACGCGGGCGCGGGTAGGTGGTTCATCCCCGGGGTGTTCATGCAGCACCTTGCAAGGCAACCAGACTCCCGCGAGCAGCGCGAGACGACGGAGCGCATTGCGAAAGCCCGCGAGGAGCGGAGCGCGTATGAGGCGGCGGTTGAAGCCGACTGGCAGCGGATGCGCCGCCGGGTGGCGGCGGCTGACCCGTTCGTGGTCGCGGAGGTTGTCGATAGGCTCCGAGACTGCGGGTGGCGCGTCGATGGTGGCGACCCCGAGCGGTGGAGCCGTTCCGTGATCGTGTGCATCGTGGAGCATCTGGAGGGACGAGGACTGCCGACATGGGCGCGGGAGCGGGGTAGGCTCGCGTCTACGCCGCGCGCGCGAGCGGAGGCGGTGTCCGGGGGGCTTTCGGCTCCTACGTCTCAGACGGGCGTATAGGCGGAATCCGACACGCTTGGAAGTTCGCCGCAGCGCCTCGCTGGTCGCACCAGCACGGGTGTTCGCGTCAATCACGCGCCACCGCCTTTCCCGCGTCGTGTCGATTCGCCAGCGCCTTCAGCACAGCGGCTGTGTCGAAGAAGCGCCGTCGTCCGGCTTGGATGCTGGGAATCCTCCCCGCCTCGGCTTCGCGCCTCAGCCAAGCCACGGGTAGTCCTGTTCGATCCGCAAGTTCGTTGATGGAGACAAGTCGTGCGTCAGTCATGCGGACAGCATTCACGCCCGCGCCGCGCTTGGAAGCACCTTCGCACACGCTTCACGCAGACTCACGCCGCCTCACGCAGATTCACGCAGAATCACTCTAGTACGGATACCAAACAGGACGTCCAGATAAACAGAATTTCCGGGAATCCGTGCGGAATATCAAGAAAGTGTCTTGCATTGGCCGATTGTTGCTGTAGGATGGGTGCATACAACCAACGCGGCACGAAGCCGCAGGAGCCAGAGCCATGCAGAACGACACAACGAACATCAACATCATGATTGCCAGCCTGACCGACCGCCAGCGCCGCGAGTTCGCTGTGTGGTGCGCGGAGCGTGTGCGCCACCTGATGACTGATTCGCGCAGCACCGCCGCTCTCGATGTCGCGGCTCGGCATCTGCGCGGCGAGGCGACGGACGAGGAACTGGATGAGGCGGGGGATGCGGCGCGGGCTGCGGCGCGGGATGCGGCGTGGACTGCGGAGGCTGCGGATGGGGATGCGGCGTGGGCTGCGGCGGCTGCGGCGTTGGCTGCGGCGTGGCATGCGGCGTGGGCTGCGGCGCGGGCTGCGGCGCACCATGCCGAACTCGCATCGCAACGCGAGCAGTTGCAGCGGATGCTCGCGGAGGTGAAGTCGTGAACGAAAAAATCGAACTATCCCGGAAATTCGTCGTGGAAATCTTGGACGATCTCAACCTTCTCCACGATTACATGGGTGACGATCCGGAGCCAAAACGCCAGGGCAAAGACGAAGAACAGCGCCACTACCAAGACAAACAGAGAGTCCTTGAATCAATCCGCGCGTTGCGGTTCATCCTCAAGACAACGGAAGGTGCGAAATGAAACAGACACTCCTTGACATCACCGAAGACATGGCCGCCATCGACGCGCTCCTTGCAGAGTCCGGCGGCGAAATCACCCCGGAAACCGAAGGCACGTTAAATGCTTGGTTCGCGGAGTTGGACACCAACTTTACCGGCAAAGTGGACAACTACTGCGCTCTCATCACGGAAATTGAGTCTCGCGCGGCAGTGCGCAAGGCGGAAGCCGACAGGCTGTACGAGCGCGCAAGGATCGACGAGAACGCATCAAACGCGCTGCGCGAGCGGCTGCGGTTCGTTTGGGAGTTGCGAGCAATGGGAAAGGTTCAGACCTCGCGCTACACCGTGGCGCTCGCAAAGAACGGCGGCAAAGCCAAACTGGACGTGCGCTGTGGCGTGGAGGACTTGCCGTCGTGGGCAGTCGTAACCGAAACCACGGTGAAGCCGAACACCGACGCAATCCGCGAGAGACTGGAGCGCGGGGAAACGCTCGACTTCGCGTCACTCATGGAGCGCGGTACGCGAATCAACATCAAGTAATCCGGATACGGGCGCGACGTGTTGAGTCCATCTAGCGTCCGTATCTATCGCGCGCGTTGCGCGAACCGTGCCGGGGTGAACCCGTCAGTTACCCTCGCTGCGAACACCCCGGCGCGGAACCTTTCAAACATGACCAGACCCTATCTTTCAGTTCGTGTATCGCGTGGCCTCAATACCCTCATGGCGCGTTCCGTGCCACAGGACGAGGATGAAATCAAGGCGCTGAGATACGTGCAACGGATGCTGCTACGATCCGCGCTGCGGCAACGTCAGGACGACGGAGCGAGTACCACGCGAGCCGCGCCGGTTAGGCCGGGGGAGCAATCTCCCGGCCTACCGGGGGAGGAAACATCGTGACCAGAGAAATCACGATTACGCTACCGCTGCCGCCGAAGTCGCTGTCACCTAACGCGCGCGTTCATTGGGCGACAAAAGCCCGCGCGACAAAGTCTTATCGCTCTACCGCGAAATACCGCGCGAGTTTTGAAGCGCCGTCGAAGCCGTGGCGGCAAGTCGAAATACACGCGACGTTCGTATTTGCTACGAACCGCCGCCGTGACAAAGACAATCTGCTTGCGTCACTCAAGGCCGCGTTTGATGGTCTGGTGGACGCGGGCATCGTCGAAGATGACGCGGGCGTTTCTCATGCGCCGATGACGCTCAAGACGATTGAAGAAAGCGTAACGCTGAAAGTGCGGTGCTTAGATGAATGATCCACGGTTCGGTACAATCGTGCGAACGATGCGATACGGCGATGTCGTATCCATCATGGATGGCGATACCGTGGTTGGCATCGTGACGATGCGACACATGGGAAAGACGAACGGGAAAGCGCGTGTAGCGTTCACGTTCGACAAGGCATTGCATATCACGCGCAGGGACGGAGTGTCCGTCCCCGCAACAATGGAAGCCGAGCGCACGACGCGCGAGGAGTTGGTACATGATGACGAGACGATACGAAAGCGATCCGTTGATGAGGTCGCCAGTTCCGCAGCCTCTCGGGGAGTTGTTCCAGGGCGCGGCGACCGACTGCGGAAGACCCACAGCGCGCCAATCGACGCGCCGCGCAACCAGTGACGAGGCGTACGAATCATCGGAACTTTCCGCGAATCGCGCGAAGATTGCCACTCTGATTATGGAGTGTCCGCGCACGTGCGACGAGATTGTGTCGATGGGCTACGCTCACCAGAGCGCGAGCGCGTCCATCAATTGGCTGATGCGTCGTGGCTTGATCGTGCCAACTGGCGAGACACGAACAACGCGCATGGGTCGCCGCGCCATCGTGTGGCGGCATGAGCCAAACCCGCATCCGATTTCTACGTTACGACCGACGCGCAGTGAACTGGAGCGGCGAATATCTGCCGCGTTGTTTCACATTGGCGATACCGACGAGACGTTGTACGCAATTCTTACAGGGGAGGTGCAGCGATGAGCAGCGATTTCAACACATGGTGGCGCGATATTGGCAGCGGAATCAGGCCGTTGGCAAGACATGATTACGAGCAACACGGTCAACGGATTTCGATGTTGGCGTGGAATGACTCGTCTGTGAGAGCCACCGCCGATATCACCCGTCTCCGCGCCGAACTCGCGCAGCGCACCGCCGAGCGCGACGCTCTCGCAGCCGAGGTCGCCGCGCTCAAGGCTCAGCCCGACCCGCTCGCGGAGATGTGGCGCGAACTCGCGGAGTACCAGCCGTTCGCCGACCGCGATGGACACGGCGACTCATGGCGAGCCATGTGCGCGGAGCGGACGGACGCGGCTGCGCACGCGGCGGCGCTGGCTGCGGCGTGGGCGTCGCCTGCGGCGACTGCCGCAGAATGGGCTAAGTATGCGGCGTTTGCGCTTTCGAACGCGGGACAGCCAGAAGCAGAGAGCGCCATCGCCGCGATCCGCCGTGCGAAGGAGGGGCAGCGATGAGCGACCCCACCAACGACATCAATGAACTGCTTGCACTTTTTGAGAGGTTGAGTAGGTCGACGAGCGGTCTGCTTTTCGAGCGCCGTCACCACGCCCTCACCGCGCTTCTCGCCGAGCGCGACGAGGCGCGGCGGGAGGTGTGTGAGTTGAGGGCTGATCTTCGCGTCAACCCTACCTGCAAGAGGCAGGTCGCCGCCGAGCGCGGGTGGGACTGCTTCAAGGAGGATGGGCAATGAGCGACACAGACATCTTGGATCGCCTGTCTAATCGGAAAACTTGGCTTGAACTGGAGGGGCTTGATCCGTCAGCCGCCGATGTTCAGTCAGCGATTGAGGAAATAGACCGCCTCCGCGCCGAGGTCGCCGCGCTCAAGGCGAACGACCCGCTCGCGGAGATGTGGCGCGAGTTGGAGGCGTATCAGGAGCAAGCGAACCGTGATGGACACGGGGAGTCGTGGCGGCGGATGTGCGAGGAACGGACACAGGCGGCGGCGTGTAATGCGGCGCATGCGGCGCGGGAATTTTCGCGGGAATCGGCGTGGTCTGCGTCGTATGCGGTGCGGGAAGCGGCGCAGATGTCGGCAACGGCGGCCATCGCCGCGATCCGCCGCGCGAAGGAGGGGCAGCGATGAACGACCGAGCCAAAGAACTTGCAGACGAGTTGCGTGAGGACGGCGTATTCGTTGATGCCGCTGATGAGTTAGACCGACTCCGCGCCGAAGTCGACGCGCTCAAGAAGGCCGACCCCCTCGCGGAGATGTGGTGGAAGTTGAGCAAGTACCAAGAGCAAGCAGACCGAGACGGCCACGGCGAGTCGTGGCGAGCCATGTGCAGCGAGAAAACGCAGTCTGCGGCGTGGTATGCGGCGGAGTTTGTGCCGGAAGCGGCGGCGCGGGATGCGGCGGCTGCGGCGGGGACTGCGGCGATCTGCGCACAACGCGCCATAGCCGCGATCCGTAAGGCGAAGGAGGCGAAGCGATGAGCGACACCAAAGACATCGTACAACGACTGCAAAACCATTACGAACGCTGCGAGATTGACATCGAAAGAGCCGTTGTGGAGATCAAGCGCCTTCGCGCCGACCTCGCGCAGCGCACCGCCGAGCGCGACGCTCTCGCAGCCGAGGTCGCCGCGCTCAAGGCGCACGACCCGCTCGCGGAGATGTGGCGCGAGTTGGCGGAGTATCAAGAGCAAGCGGACGCAAACGGCCACGGCGACACATGGCGAGCCATGTGCCATAAGCGAACGGAAGAAGCGGCGTCGGCGGCGTATCTGGCGCGGCAATGGTCAAGCCATGTCGCGGCTGCGGCGTATGGCGCATGGTGGGCAGCGCAGCGGGATGCGGCGGTTCGACGGATTTCGAATGATGCAGTCAAGTGGGCGGCGGACGCGGTGGCCGCTATCCGCCGCGCGAAGGAGGGGCAGCGATGAGCGACACACCGAGGACGGACGCGGCGAGAAAACACGCCTTCACGAATAGCGGAATGCGCTCAGAATCCGTGGTTCCTGTATCGCTGGCGTATGAACTGGAGCGCGAACTCGCGAAGCGCACCGCCGAGCGCGACGAGGCGCTACTCAGATGGCAGCGGCTGTATAACGAGATTGACTGCCGTGTAGAGCATGGTGCGAACAGCAATGGCCATCTTGAGGCCATCCGCAAGATGATGCAGAAGGAGGCGAAGCCATGAGCGACCGAGCCAAAGAACTTGCGGACGAACTGCGCGCGGATGGCGTATTCGTTGACGCCGCCGACGAGATCGACCGCCTCCGCGCCGAAGTCGCGCGGCGCACCGCCGAGCGCGACGAGGCGCGGCGGGAGGTGTGCTACGCATACGGTTCGAGAGCGGAGACGCTGGCTGCTGCCGAGCGGCGCGGCTGGGACTGCTTCGACGCCAAGGAGGTGCGATGAGCGACACACCGAACATTGACAACTCCGAAGAACTTACCAAGAATTCGTTTCCGCCTCTTGATCCCGATCCGATTGGAGATAATGGGCGGGAATGGGAACTCGGGATTCTTCGACTTCGGAATCTGATCGGTCAACAGGAAATGCTGGTCGAGGGCGCGAAACGCGAGATGAGTCTGGGAGCATGGACTTACAACTGGACTCAGCCTCACGCCGAACTGCAAGGAATGATCGACGATCTGATCACCAAACTAAGGAGAGCGAAGGGCGAGGTCGCCGCGCTCAAGGCGCACGACCCGCTCGCGGAGATGTGGCGCGAGTTGGAGGCGTATCAGGAGCAAGCGAACCGTGATGGACACGGGGAGTCGTGGCGGCGGATGTGCGAGGAGCGCACGGAGCAATCGGCGCGGGATGCTGCGCGGGATGCTGCGCGGGCTGAGAAGGCTTCGTCGTATGCGGTTGCGTATGCGTCGTGCGCGGTGGCAGAGATCCGCCGCGCGAAGGAGGCGAAGTGATGCCGACAACGATTTACATCGGCTCTGAGTCGCAACGCACTGGCATCAGCATTGAATGGACTCCGTCTACCGAAAGGCTGTACATCTCAGGTTGGTACGACGGCATGGTCGGCATCGAAGGCGAATCACTGACCCTGCGCGAGTTCTTCGACCGCCTGAACATCACCGAGGCGCATTGCCGCAAGGCGTTCCGTGCGAAGGAGGCGAAGCCGTGAACCTCCTCACCTACCTGCTCTCCTGCAAGCCATTTCGCACTCCGCTTCCGCCGTCTCGTCCACGATGCGAGACTGCGGAAGAGCCGTACTTTGCGGGGTACGAGGATCGCATGGCGGGAAACGGCATGAGCGTACACGCGGGCGTGTACATGACGGAGTGCCTGTGCGTGCGATGCACCGAGTACCGCGCGGGATGGCTCGCGGCGCACGAAGACCGCATCGTCTATCTCGACAAGGCGCGAAAGCGTGCGAGGAAACTGGCGCGCAAGATGATGCAGAAGGAGGTGAAGCCGTGAGCGACACAGACATCTTGGATCGCCTGTCTAATCGGAAAACTTGGCTTGAACTGGAGGGGCTTGATCCGTCAGCCGCCGATGTTCAGTCAGCGATTGAGGAAATAGACCGCCTCCGCGCCGAGATCGCCGCGCTCAAGCCCCAAAGCAACGCTGATGAGTTTGCTTCGATCCCACTCAGTTCGTGGGTGATCGAAGTCTTCCATCATCTCTGCGACAGTCCGCACACGCCCGATTCGTGGAAGCGCGACTTGAATAAGAAGACACAAGTGCTCCTCAACGCCATCGAGCAGGGGAAGGAGGCGAAGCCGTGACCTTCGATCCAAGGCCATACGGATCTAAGATTCCCGATGACATCGTGGCGTCTGATTACATCGGGGAGATCAAGAACCTCCGCGCCGACCTCGCGCAGCGCACCGCCGAGCGCGACGAGGCGCGGCGAGATTGCTGCGCTTTTGAAGGCATTCTACGTTTCAACAATGCGCATCCGAAGGGCATCATTTCACAAGAAGCAACCCTGCGTCTCGCTAACGAGATCGCCGTAGAGCGCGCGTGGGACTGCTTCACAACGCACACGAACACGCCAGATGTTCCCGTGCAGAACGGAGGTGAATGATGTTCCTATGCGGCATCGACGCGGACGGGCAACCATCCGCAATCAACATCACCGACTGTCGAACGATTAGCCTTGTCTCCTATGACGATGGCGACGTGCTTGTTGTCGAGTTCAGCGACATCGAGATAGTACAGTCGGTAGAGGCGGAAGACGCGACGATCTGCACACCGCAGCGCGTAGCGGCTGTGCTCATGAGTCTCAAGGAGCGGAAACGATGACACACGAAGACACCATTTCCGAAGCGCGCGAGGAGATGACCGAGATGGAAGCATTGGTAAAGATGCTGCCGCCGGAAGAAAGAATCACGCTCAAGGCCGAGCGCATACAGCGTCTCGTAGACCTGTTTGACGTCGTCATGAAAGACGCACTGGAGCACGCGGAACAGAACCGCGCTATGCGTGCTACTATTTCAATCGCGGATAAGATGCTCGCCAAACGCGACGGCATCGACTTGAAGGAGCCTTTGCTATGACACCAGTTCTCAGGCACACAACCGGCGGACTCTGCGCTCTCGGCTGCATTGCAGCCCTGATCGGGTTCGCCACCGGAAACAACGACGTAGCCGCCATCGGAGTTCTTGCCGCGTTCCTCTTCGGAACCGCGCGTATGCTCCTCTCTGTTACGCGGCTCTTCTGACGAATCTTCCCCCATTCGGGCAACCGGCTCCGTTTCACGTGGAGCCGGTTTCCTTTTTGCCAAGCACCGATCCGTACCCCATTTCGCGCCGATGGGTAGCGCATGGACGTAAAGGTTCATGGTTCAACTCCTAACGTCACAGTCTGTCATTTATCCATCGACAAGGTAGAGGAAACGCGTACGTTTCTCCTCCGATCCGACGCACACCACGACTCGACGGCGGCGGATCAGGAAATGGAGATGCGGCATCTCCTAGAGGCCGAGCGCCGGGACGCGCTAATCTGTGACATTGGCGACCTGTTCGACTGCATGAACGGGCGCTACGACAAGCGAGCCGACCGCGAACACCTTCGACCCGAGTACCAATCCGGTTCATACATGAACCGTCTGGTAGAGGTGGCAGAGCGGCGCTACGAACGCTTCGCGCCGCGATGGTTGCATATGTCGCCCGGGAACCACGAAACCGCCGTGGCGAAACACAATGATTTCGACCTAACGCAGCAGTTGTACGCGCGGCTTAAGCCGAAAGCGCCGCACCTCAATCTTGGAAGATACGCCGGATACATTCGATTTCAAGTGAATCGACTTGGTAGGCGATCTGGTTCGATTGTGCTTGCGTATCACCACGGTTTCGGCGGCGCTGCACCCGTTACGCGCGGCGTGATCCAAACAAACCGGATGGCGATTTCATACCCCGACGCGAACATTGTTTGGAGTGGACACACCCACACAGAGTTCTATCTATCCATCGCGCGGCAACGGCTCGACCATCACAACAACGTCACCCGCGACGAGCAATACCACATCCGTAGCCCCGGCTACAAAGAGGACACGTCGAGCGGCAGCGGGTGGGCGGTTGAGAAAGGATTCATGCCGCAAAGCCTCGGCGCGTGGTGGCTTACGATTGGCATTGAAAAGAAGAAAAATGGGGTAACGTCGAACTACTTCCCATACTGCAAGTTGGAGGCGGCGAAATGAACGACAACCCAACCCCGCCAAAGAAGGACGCAAAGGCTTCTGCACCGAAGGCCGAGGACATCGAAGGCGCGGAAATGGCGCGTCTCTGTCGTGAGGCCGTCGAAGTCGTGGGAGCCGACGCGGTGCTTGTCGTGTGGACGAAGCAGCGGAGGCGGAAGACGCACATTTCCCAAACGTCGCTCGGCAACGGGCTGACGGTCGTTGGGTTGATGCGGTGGGTAGCGTCAAAGGTGGAGGAGATGGACGACACCGAGAAGGACGAAGAGCCAGACGAGGAAGACGAGGATTGAACACGGCACAGCCTCAATCCGATGAAGGAACGACGATGGCAGACAGTCAAGACAAGCGCCCGCGCAGCGTTTCTACGATGGTTGGGATAGGCCAAATCGTGTCGATGTTGCTTGGGTTTGGTGCGGTGATTTACTCGCTCGGTGTCAAAGGCGAGCAACTGGAGCGCGCGCGAGCGGACATGGAGGCGCTTTCTCGCGTTGTCACAGACTTAGCCGGAGCGCAAGCGTCGAGCGCGATAGCCGACGCCAAAGACAAGTCGGCCATTGAAGACATCAAGCGGCGAATTGACGCGCTAGAACGGCGCATGGATAGAGTCGATAGATGATCGGAAACACGTACGACGATTTGATCGTCGGGAGACACACCATGAAAGGTTCACACAAGACAACTCTCGCCGGAATCGGAGCCATCCTGATTGCGGGTGGAAGCATCCTGCAAGCACTGTTCGACGGCAACCCGACTACGGAGCCTGACTACGCGGCACTCGTTGCAGCGATCATCGCCGGAATCGGCCTGATTGCCGCGCGTGACAACGGCGTTTCAAGCGAAGAGGCAGGGGCGAAGTGAGCGGAAATTCGGACGACACCGGATGGATTCGCGCGAGCGAGGAGTACCAAGCACGGCTCCGCCGCGCGGGGGATCGCGTAGACCGTTTGATCCTCCTATCCGAAAGTCCGATGTTCTCTTTTTGGTCTGACATCAAACGGGAACTGGTGATGGCTGCGGATGAAATCCGGCTGCTTCGCCGCCAGTTGGAGGACAAGTCGGATGACGCGGCTTAGTGTTCACCCATGCGCGAATTCATCGCCGGAATCGTCCTTGCCCTCGTTGAATGGCTCCAACGCGCTGCAAGGCGTGGACGTGTGGCAGATGATGCGCCTAGTCGTAGCGGTACTCTTCGCCGCGCTGGCGGTCGCATCCGCGACTGGATGCACAAGAACGATTCTCGTTCCGGAGGCAAGCCCAATTCGGATCGGCCATGATGCGCGGGCGCACATCTACGTACTCGACCCGGAAACGAAGTCGTGGAGATTGAGCGACGAGCGCGTACAGATTCCAGAGGGTTGGTACTGCGTACCGCCTTCGTTCGTGGAGGAACCCGATGTCCGCTGAGTATGATTGGACGATCAAGCAAGGCGAAACGGAGACGTTGACCGTCACCTATCAAGCCGACTTGACAGGCTACGAGGCGCGAGCGCAAGGCCGGGAGACCTTTGAGGCCACGTCTACGCTGTTCAGCCTGACGAGTTCGCCGGCGGCGGGGATCGTCCTCACGCCCGGTGCGACAGCATCGACGGCGATACTTACGCTCACGTCCACGGCTACCGCTGCGTTTGCTGCACCGAATAGCGGCGTGTGGGATTTGGAGTTCTTCAACGCTGCTTCGCCGCCGGTTGTGATTTCCCCGGTGCGCGGTTCGTTCTTGGTTGTTCCGGAGGTGACGAGATGAGCAATGCGAGCGTGACAATTTCGCCAGTGGTGAAGGCTGTCACGGTCGCGCCTGTTCAGAAGGTTGTCACTATCTCCAACGTGTCAACGATTCCCACGGGCGCGGCTGGCGGCGACCTTACGGGTTCGTATCCAAATCCCACGGTTGCGCCGGGTGCAATCGGGTATGCAAAATTGCAGGACACGACGGCGGCGAGCGTGTTGCTCGGTCGCGGCGCGACGGTCGCTGGAGACGTGGAAGAGATCGCGCTTGGCACTGGTCTGACCATGACGGGTACGACCCTGAGCGCGACCGCTGTGGGCGTAACCGACGGCGACAAGGGCGACATAACCGTATCGAACAGCGGCGCGACGTGGACGATTGACGCGGGCGCTGTCACGAATATCAAGATCGGCAGCAAGGCAGTCGGAACCGCAAATATCGAGAATGGCGCGGTACAAGCGCTGCAACTCGACACCAACGCAGTCGAGACGGCGAAGATCAACAACAAGGCAGTTACGCTTGCCAAGTTGCAGGACATCGCAGGATCTAGCATCATTGGCCGTACTGCTGGAACCGGAACGCCAGAGCAGGTAGCACTGTCTGCGGATTTCGTGTTGGAGGAATTGATTCCCGGCGGCGCTACGTTGTCGATTTCGACCAGAACTGCGCGATCTGTGCTCGGTCGCAGCGCGGCAACAAGCGGCGCACCCGCTGACATTGTGGCTGGCACGGATGGCCACGTACTGCGCCGCGCATCTGGGGTTCTTGGGTTCGGTTCGCCGCCTGCTACGGGTTCAAGCGGTCAAGTAATGTTCAACGACTCCGGCGTAATCGCTGGAGATTCCGGATTCACCTTTGATCCGCTGTCAGATACCGTCACTGTTGGTTCGGTTGCGTTCACTTCAAACGGAGAATTGATCCGCAACACGACGAACGGGCAAATGGACTTCATGCCTGCGCCCGTCGCCGCGAATGCGTTCGGCGTGTACATGGACTTTACGTCCTTCACGGTCGGCGCTCGCATGGGCGTGATCCGGTCTAGCGACGGCGTGAAGAACCCTGCTGGCTCGTACATTCAGTACGAGACGCAATTGGCGATTGTGTCGGACGTGAACACCGTCTACGGCAACAACGCCGAATGCGTGATGCGCGTCACCACGACGGGAAACGAGACGTTTCAGATCGCGCCATCTGTTTCCGCCGGACGAAGCGCCGCTGTTGTGATCTGCAACCAATCGCACGTCGGCGTGGCAAATCGCTCGCCCGCAACGGAGCACGTTGATCCGACGTTCTACGTGTACTCAAGCGACGGAACGCAACCGCTCGACTACGTGCGCATCTCGCACAACCAAACCGACGCAGTGATTGAGTCGGGCGCGGGCAATCTGAACCTCGTAAGCGCGGCAGACATCAACAACAACGGCAACCGCATCCCGAAGGTGTTCAGCGGCACGACCGCGCCGGGCGCGGGCACTGGCACGGACGGCGACCTCTACTTCCAGTACTGAGGATCACATGGCAGACAACATCGGCTATACCCCAGGCACAGGCGCGACGGTCGCGGCGGACGAGATCGGCGGCGTGCTGCATCAGCGCGTCAAGATCGGTGTCGGCGCGGACGGCACGGCTGTGGATGTCAGCGAGGCGAACCCGATGCCGATGGCCGCATACGGCGAACTCATCGAGGCCATCGAGGCGCTGCGCTTCACGTTGGCTTCTCTTAGCCGCACGCTCAACGCGTCGATTCCAGACGCTAGCGGCAGGCAGCGCGTCAATGCCGAGACGGCGGTGCTCGCAAGCGGAACGCTCACGACCTGTTCTACCGTCACCAGCGTTTCGCAGATCGGCGCAATCGACGCGCGAACCGTGGTGAACGACCTCAACAAGTTCGCAGCCGACTCGCTGCGACGCAACATCGCAACGAGTTGACCCATGCCAACCACCAACGGAAACCGCAAGATCCTCGACACCAAGCGCTGGGAGTCCATGAACTCAGCGCCCGCCGCCACGGCAGCAGGATCGTTCATCGCTTCTTCGCGGCACTATCGCCAGCAGCAACTTTATGTACAGGCGCAGACGGTCGCGTACCTCTACAACCCGAACGAGGACGGCTGGGTTCTGACACCTAGCCCCGGCCTTGCGGCGGCGTTGGCGGCTGGGTCGTGCGGCACGGCGGGTTCGTTCTCCACTGGCAGCACGATCGCTGCGGCATCGCTGACAGCGACGGCGGGCACGACCTCCACGATCACGACGAATCAGACGCTTGCCCGCGACCTTCGCGGGTACTCCATCCAAATCCTCGCGGGGGCGAACGCGGGCGTGACGCTGACCATCGTGTCGAACACCATCGGATCGAACGCCGTCATTACCGTCGCCACGCAAGCGAGCGCGTTCAGCAATGCGACGGTCTACAGGCTCGTGACCCCTGTCTGGTATGTCGGCAACGGCGGCTCGACAGCCGCAGCCTCGTTCCGAAAGTACGACTTCGCGACCAACTCTTGGACGACGCTGGCGAATATGCCCGCATCCATCGGCACGGACGCGCGACTGATGGCCACGCCGTCTTGGGTGGACAGCGCGTATGTGTCGTTCGCAACTGGCACGGCGACGAGCGCCACGGGAACCACGCTCGTCAACAGCGCGAAGACATGGACTACGAACCAGTGGACGAACTATCAGGTTCGCATCACGGGCGGCACTGGCGCGGGTCAGATTCGCACGATCTCAAGCAACACGGGAACGACGCTCACGGTTGCGACATGGAGCACGACCCCTGACGCGACCTCGGTGTACAGCATTGAGGGGAACGACGATTTCCTGTACCTGATCGGGAACGCCGCTGTCACGCTGTACCGCTACAGCATCACATCGAACACATGGTCTACGATCACGCCGACCGCAGCGCGCGGCGGCGCGCCGGGCGCGGCTCTGTCGGGTTCGTGGATTTGGGGTGTGACGCAAGCGGATTGGACGAACGAGAGCGCCATCCTCAACGGGCGATTCCTCTACTCGTTCCGTGGCGGCGCGGGCGCGCAGATCGACCGCTACGACATCGCGCTCAACGCGTGGAACGCCGTGACATACTCGCCCGCCGTCGAAACATTCACCACGGGATCAAAGTGGATTTACGCGGGAGATTACCTGTACGGCACGAAGGAAGTCACAGGCCGATGGTTTCGCTACGACATCGCCCAGAGCGGCATGGACGGCATGACCACGATGAATGTCGGGCAGGGCACGGCCATAGTCGGAGACACGGCTTTCGATGTCGTCTACAAGGACGGCGCGACCAGCATCCCGTATCTGCACATGCTGATGAACACCTCCACTATTCACGCAAGGATGATGGTGATCTGATGACGATCCAAGAACTTCTCGACCTCGCGCGGAACAAACTTGCCACGCTGGCGCGGCAGCGAGAGCACGCATGGTCGCAGGGCGACTCGGCGCTCGTCGCCGCGCTCGACGCGAAGATCGCGACAACGGAGGACACCGTCGCCGCGCTTGAGGAGATCGCGTAATGTTCCTGACGCTGCTCTCATTGTCTGGCGCACCCCCGGTCGGCACGCAGGCGTTCATCAAGGTGAGCGGCGTATGGGAACTTGCCACGGTCTTCATCAAGGTAAGCGGCACATGGCAACCCGCGCAGCCGTTCTGGAAAGATGCCGGACTCTGGAACTAAGTACAACTAGGAGGATGCGAACGTGAGACTGAACATCGGATCGGGTAGCGATACGGAAGATGGGTGGATACCGTGGGACATCGCGCACGGGAACTACGCGCAGCGCATCAATATGCCGGACGCATCGGTAGAGGCAATCCGCGCGTCTCATGTGCTTGAACACATCGCGCGCGTTGAGACGCTATCGACGCTGAAAGAGTGGCGACGGGTACTCAAGCCGGGTGGACGACTATTCGTCGCCGTGCCTGACTTTGATCGGATCGTATCTCAGATGGCGGCGGGTTCCAAAGACCCCAACATGGAAGCGTACATCATGGGTGGGCAGACCGACGTACACGACTTCCATTGCGCGATCTTCAACGAAGCCAAACTGCGCCAGTTGTTGGAGTTGGCGGGATTCCAGCGCATCGCGGAGGTCGGCAAGGAAGGCGAGAAGTGGAACTGCTCTCATCACTGGTGCAGTTTGAACATGGAGGCGTTCGCGTGAAGTCGGAAACCGTCCCCATCGACTCGCTGAACTTCGATCCCGCCAATGTCCGCAAGCACGGCGAGCAGAACCTTGCCACGATCAAGGCGAGCCTCAACCGCTTCGGCCAGCAGAAACCAATCGTGGTGGATGCCAATGGCGTTGTCCGCGCCGGAAACGGCACCCTGATGGCCGCTAAGGCGCTCGGGTGGAAAGAGATAGCCGTAGTACGCTCGACGCTCGCGGGCAGCGAGGCGACCGCCTACGCCATTGCGGACAACCGTACCGCCGAACTCGCGGAGTGGGACGAGGACGCGCTTGCCGAGACGCTTTCTGCGCTCCAGTGCGAGGACGAGGCGTTGCTCGACGCGGCGGGCTTCGACTCGGCGGAACTGTCGAGGATGATCGACGGCATGGCCGAGGTGACGGAGGACGAGGTTCCTGAGCCGCCAGCGGAGCCGATCACAAAGCCGGGCGACCTGTGGTTGTTGGGCGAGCATCGTGTGCTCTGCGGCGACTCCACGAAGCCCGAGGATGTCGAGCGGCTGATGGCGGGAGCGAAGGCGGCTTTGATTGCGGCAGATCCGCCGTACTTCGGGAAGGTGGACGCGGCATGGGACAACGACTTCGATGGTTACGAGGATTTCCTCGGCTTCCTCGACTCCGTGTTTGCCCAATGGGCTCTAGTAATGATCGAACGCGGAACCGCAGGCTGGTGGTGCGCTCCTGATTTCGCATGGCACATCGAAGGACTTCTTCGGAAGCGGTTCGCCGTCTTCAATCACATCGTTTGGTACAAGGGCGACGGCTTGGGTACGACGGCATCCGTTGATGATATGCGTCGATGGAGGCCGCGAAGCGAGCGCCTGTTGCTTTGCGAAATGCTGCACTCGCCCGACGCCTTGCTCGCATCGTTCAACGCAAAGACGGCGCACATAGCAGCAAGATCGGCCTACTCTGCCATCATCGAACGCATGGCGGGATGGAGAAAGCAAGCGGGCATTTCTCTTGCTGAGATCGACAAGTGCCTCGGGACAAAGGGAATGGCCGGACACTACTTCACACCGTCGCAATGGTCGCTCCCAACGCTAGAAGCATGGAGCAGGCTCCAGCCGCTTTTCGCGGCACGCGGCGTTGACATCGGCGAGCATTCAGCCCAGCGCAGCGAGTTCGACGCCCAGCGCAGAGAGTTCGACGCCCAGCGCAGCGAGTTCGACGCCCAGCGCAGAGAGTTCGACGCCCAGCAGGCCAAGACGGATGTTTGGCATATGTCTGCGCCGCATGGGCAAGATAGAAACGGCCACCCAACGCCAAAGCCTCTAGAACTGATGGTGAAGATAGTCGGCGCGCATTCACGCCGTGAAGACCTTGTCGCCGACCCGTTCCTCGGCAGCGGCACGACCCTCATCGCCGCCGAGCAACTGGGGCGCAAGTGCTACGGCATGGAGATCAGCCCTGCCTACTGCGATGTCATCGTGAAGCGGTGGGAGACACTCACGGGAAGGAAGGCCGAACTTGCCAAGGGCTAAGATTGACATTGATCCCAAGCAAGTCGAAGACATGGCTTCCATCGGTTGCACCATTGACGAGATGGCGACGATCCTCGGATGCTCGGGACGCACGCTTCAGCGCCGATTTGTCACCCCCATAGAAAGGGGGCGATCACGACTAAACCGCAGCCTTCGCCGCAAACAGGCGGAAATGGCGCTGAATGGCAACGTGACCATGCTCATTTGGCTCGGCAAACAGTACCTCGGGCAGAAGGAGAAGAGCGAATCCGTCGTGCGCGAGGAGGTGATCACGATTGAGGAAATCGCGCCGAAGGTGCAGCATGACGCATGAGGCTGCAACTACAACCGCTGTCTTCGATCCTGCACCCGTCACAAATGACGGTAGACAAGGCGCTTGCTCGGTTCAGCGTCCTTGAAATCGGTCGGCGTTGGGGGAAGACAACCTACGGTCGCGTCAAGGCGCAGCGCGCCGCCATCAACCGCCGGAAGGTCGGATGGTTCGCGCCAACCTACAAGTACCTTGCCGATCCCATGCGCGACATTGAACGCGCGCTTGCACCAGTGACGGCGCGCATGGATCGCGTAGAGAAGCGGCTAGATTTGGTGACTGGCGGCGTGATCGACTTTTGGTCGCTTGAGGACATTGATTCGGGTCGTGGCCGAGACTACGACTTGATCGTGGTTGACGAGGCCGGATTCGTGCCGAACCTCCTTGAATGGTGGCGCAACGCGGCGCGTCCGACGCTCTCCGACCGCAAAGGTTCGGCGCTCTTCCTTGGCACACCGAAGGGAACGGGCGACTTTCACCGCCTGTTCACGGAAGCCGAAAGCGACACAACTGGCACGATGCGAACGTTCCGCATCGGAACGCGCCACAACCCGCACATTGACCCGGAGGAAGTCGAGGCCGCGCGGCGTTCGCTGCCGCCGGAAGTCTTTGCGCAGGAGTACGAAGGCATACCCGCTGAGGACGGCGGCAATCCTTTTGGCCTCGACGCTATCCGCGAGTGCGTCGGGCTGCTCTCGACGCGTCCGGCAGAGTGCTACGGGGTCGATCTTGCCAAGAGCCAAGACTACACCGTAATCGTCGGACTCGACGCGGACGGCGCGGTATCACACCTCGACCGATGGCAAGCGCCGTGGCAACTCACGCGGGAGAAGTTGGCGAAGATCATCGGGGACAAGCCCGCGCAGATCGACTCAACCGGCGTGGGCGATCCGATTGTGGAGGACTTGAAGCGCGTCTGCCGTCGCGTCGATGGCTTCAAGTTCACGTCGCAGAGCAAGCAACAACTGATGGAAGGGCTACAGATTTCGATACAAACGCGCGAGATTCGCTACCCGGATGGGTGGCTGCGCTCGGAACTGGAGGGCTTCGGATACCGATACTCCGGAAAGCACGTCGCGTACGAGGCGACAGCGGGACACGATGACGGCGTGTGCGCCTTGGCACTTGCCGTCCATGCACGACGCGCGCGAAAGCCGCTCCTAACGAGAGTGATATGAGCCTAATCGAACGCATCAAAGCGGCATTCACCAAGACGGCGTTCACCGATGACAAGCCGCCGCGCTTCACGTCTGCTAGCGGCATGACGTTCCTTGGGCGCGAGGTGAAGCGTCCCGACTTCAGCCACAAGGCGGCGGTTCAGTATTGCGCGTCGTGGGTCTACGCTGCAGCGCGTCTCAACGCTATTGCTGTTGCGTCGCAGCCGCTCCGGCTGTACGTGCGCTCGCGCGGAACTGGCGCGAAACTTTGGAACACGCGCAGGACGGATCGCCGCACCAAGGCGTATCTCTCCGGCGATCTTGCGCAACTCCCATCGCGGTTTGCGATGTCGAAAGCAGCGGAGTTCGGGGACGACTATGAAGCCGTCGCGGACACCCATCCACTGCTCGACCTATTGACGCGAGTCAACCCGTATCAGAACGGATTTGACGCGACCGTCCTGCGCGTGCTTTACTTGGAGTTGACGGGCAACGCGTACGTTCATCCGGTGATTGATCGTCGGCTCGGTATCCCCGCTGAACTGTGGACGATGCCTAGCCAGTGGGTCGAAATCATGCCGGGTGACGGCGCGCGAGGGGAGCCGTTCGTGCGAGGCTACCGCTACGGGTCGAGCGATCACCAGAAGACGGACTTCACGCCGGAAGAAGTGATCCACTTCAAGTATCCGAACCCGCGCGATATGTACTACGGACTCGGCAAGGTCGAGGCCGCGTGGGGTGCTGTGACTTCAAACGAAGCATTGCACGAGATGGACTATTTCTTCTTCAAGAACAAGAGCCGACCGGACTATCTCGCCGTCATCAAGGGCAACGCGAGCGAAGCGGAGTTGGATCGTTTCACGGCGGAAGTAGAGAACAAGATTCGCGGGACGCAGAAAACGGGCAAGTTCCTTGCCGTCACTGGTGACGTGGACTTGAAGGCGCTGTCGTTCCCACCGAAGGACTTGGAAGGACGCGAGGAGATCGTTGAGGAGATCGCGGCAATCTTCGGTGTGCCGGTGTCGATGCTTCGTGCGAACGATCCGAACCTAGCGAGTGCTGAGGTTGGCTTTGCGTCGTGGAAGGAAACGACGATCCTCCCCGCGTGTCGCATGGATGAAGATGTGTTGAATCAGTCCCTCTTGCCGCTGTTCGGTATCGAAGAGGACGCGTTCCTTGCGTACGACAACCCGGTAAAGCGCGACGAGGTGCAGGAGTCCACGAAGCGCCTGACGTACGTTCAAGGCGGGATCATCACGGCGAACGAGGCGCGACAGCAGGAGGGTCTAGAGCCAATCGAAGACCCGAACGCGGATCGGCTGCTCATCAACGGACAGCCGCTCGGCGGGATGCCCACGCCGTCGCCGTTTGGAGGGCTGTTTGGCGCGTCGGTCGCACCAGTGCAAACGTCGCCGGATGACGGCGTAGACGAGACGTTGGACGCGCCGGAAGTTGTGGCAAAGGCCATCGAAACGAAGGACGCGCTAGGCGACTGCGTGAGCGCGAAGATTCCAAAACTGCTAGACGAGGGCTACCCGCAGGATCAAGCGGTGGCAATCGCGTACGCCATGTGCAGCGAGGGGAAGGGGTTAGAGGAGGCCATCGGTAAGGCCGTCGAAGGCATCGACACGAAGCCGCCGGAGTCTGTCGCCGCGAACGCGCGGCGGGCGCTTGAGGTGCGCGAGTCGAAGCCAGAATCCCAACGCGGCATGACCGAGGTTGGCATTGCTCGCGCGCGCGACCTTTCGAACCGCGCGAATCTCAGCGAGGACACTATCCGCCGAATGCTCGCGTACTTTGAGCGCCATGAGGTGGACAAGCAGGGCGAGACTTGGGACGACCAAGGCAAGGGTTGGCAAGCGTGGAACGGTTGGGGTGGCGACGAGGGCTTCGCGTGGGCGCGCCGGAAGGTCGAAGAGTTCGACCGGGCGCGCGAGAAGAAGTCTTGCGGGTGTGGCTGCAAATCTGCACGCAGAATTTCACAGAAGGCAATGTGGGAATCCGGTGTATCCGATGGGATACACACGAAGAGCGCGGAGAGTGAATCGCGCAAGATCAACAAGAACGAAAACGAAGCCGCGAAGGCGGTATCTGCGGTGTTCGATAAGCAAGTTGTCGAAATCCTTGCGCTGCTCAAGGCGGCGGAACGCCCGTCGCAAGACTTGATTACGCGCGCGGAACGTGTGCTACGCGCGCGCGGCTATCAGCGCGAAATCGTCGCGGCGCTGTCGCCGTATCTCCGTGAGGCGATCACAACTGGCGCGACAATCGGTATCGACACGGTGGCGAAGGTGGCTACCGAGGTGGATTTCCAGTTGGAGCGCGACGACTTGGCGCGATACGCGGACACGGAATCCGTGCGGCTCGCGCGTCAGACGGCATCCGGTGTCACGGAAACGACGGCGGTTCGCGTGCGCGACATCTTGGGCGATGGCTTGGAGAAAGGCGAGAACGTAGACAAACTTGCGGAGCGCGTCCAAACGTGGGCTGATTCGCAGAAGGATCAAGACGGCACTTGGAGCCGCGCTACCACGGTTGCGCGAACGGAAGCGCAACGCGCCGCGCGTGTCGCGGAAGTCGAGGCGTGGAAGTCCACCGGCTTGGTTCGCGGCAAGACGTGGCTTCTCGCGCCTGATCCGTGCGAGTTCTGTGAGGCGGTGGCCAAGCGATACGGCGAGAAGGCCATCGGACTAGACGAAGCGTTCTACCAGAAGGGCGACCTCCTGTTCGGTGTCCCCGATGCCAACGGAAAGACGCGAGAGATGGTGCTCGACTACGAAGACATCAAGGGCGCACCGCTTCACCCGAACTGCCGCTGCTCCATGCAACCTCTACTGGATGACGATTTGGAATCCATCTACCAAGAAATCAAGGCAGACGAGTTGGCCGCAGCAGCACGACGTATCACGGAACAGGAAGGCAACCAATGACGGACACACTCGTACGCAAGGCGCTCGCGGCTGAACTGAAGGGAACCGCGCGAGGATTCACGGCGGTCATCACGGCGGAAACTCTCGACCGTGACGGCGAAGTATTGATCCCGCAGGGCATGAATTCAACCGAGTTCGACCGCAACCCGACGCTCTTCTGGAATCACGACTACGCACAGCCAGTTGGTCGGTGCAACGGGCTGAAGCGGAAGGAATCGACCATCGTTGGGGACTTCACGTTCGCGCAGCGACCGGACGGATACCAAGGCGAGTTCTTCCCCGAGGTTGCGGCGGCGCTCGTCGCACAAGGCATCGTCAACGCTGTTTCGGTCGGCTATATGCCGGAGGACGGCGGCGTACGCAAGGCCATCGACGCGGATCGCAAGCGGTACGGCGAACGCGTCCATACGGTGTACTCACGGTGGAAACTGCTAGAGGTGAGCCTTGCGCCGCTTCAGTCGAACCCCGATGCGCTCATTACGGCGGTGAAAAAGGGGATCATGTCACCAGTTGCCGCGAAGCGATGGTTCGGGATTGAGACACCGAAGCGCACAGTGATTACGGTTGGCGTGCCTTCAACTGGAACGAAGCGCGCGCCGATCAATGTCGAAGAGGTCGTCAAGCGCGAGATTGCTCGCGCTCAAGGCCGCATCTTCCTCTGATCCGTTCGGCAGAGCCTACGGCGAGTCGCCTGCAAGCAGCCTAGATCGGTAAGAAAGATCACACCTGATTTCTGACAGGAGCAGTTGTCCCATGAAGACTATGAACACAGCAGACTTTACCGCTGCGCTTGAGCGCGCCGGAAAGATCAAGGGCGAACCCGGCGTGGTCGCTCAGAAGAAGTTGATTCTTGAGAACTACATGATTGTTGACGATGCCGGAATGGCCGTCGATCCCGACAGCCTTGATGTCGTCGTCAAGGGAATGCCCGCCGCCGAGAAGGAGCCGGAGACGGACAGCGCGCTTGCTGAAGCCGTCGCCAAGAGCGTTCGTCGCTCGCTCGCGGATTTGGTTGTGGAGCGCAAGTTCGCGGTTACCGCGAATCTCGACGCGAAGCCTAACACTCCGTGGGAAACCGCGCGCGTGTACGGCTCGATCAAGAACCTCAAGAGCAAGGAAGCCGCGTACAAGTTCGGTGCGTGGTGCTTGGCCGCGATGGGTCACCAGAAGTCCGCTGCATTCTGCAAGGACAATGGACTTTCGCTCATCCGCACCAAGGGTCACAGTGAAGGCGTGAACAGCGCGGGCGGCTTCCTCGTTCCCGAAGAGTTTGAGAACGAACTGATTACGCTGCGCGAGCAGTACGGCGTGTTCCGCCGCAATGCAACCGTCAAGCCGATGTCGAGCGATACCAAGCGCATTCCGAAGCGCGTCGGCACGGTTACGGCTTACTTCGTCGGTGAGGCAGCAGCCATCACCGAAAGCCAGCAGACGTTCGACAACGTGCAGTTGGTTGCGAAGAAGATCGGCGCTCTCACCACGATCTCTAGCGAACTGAACGAAGACGCGCTCATCAACCTTGGCGACGACATCGCAGGCGAAATCGCCTACGCGTTCGCACTCAAGGAAGACGACTGCGGCTTCAACGGTGACGGAACTGGTGCGAACTTCGGCGGCATCGTCGGTCTTAAGCACGCTCTCACCGATGCCACCTATCAGGTGTCGGACGGTGGACAGACCGCGTACTCGGGCGTTACCGCTGCGGAAATCGCTGCGGGTCTTCGCAAGTTGCCCGCGTGGGCGGCGCAGCGAAACAACATCAAGATTTTCTGCCCCAAGGCGGCGTTCCACGCGGTCTTTGAGCGGATCGCGCTCGGTGCAGGCGGCGTGACGGCTCTTGAGATGGCAAACGGACTCACCGCGCCGCGCTTCATGGGCTACCCCGTGGAGTTCACGCAGGTGATTCCGGTCACCGAGGGTGCGGGCGAGACGTTCGCCTACATTGGTGATCTCCGTCAGGCCGCGTACTTTGGTGATCGTCGCGCAAACTCAATCGCGTTCTCTGATTCCGCGCTCAACTCGTTTGAGCAGGACGAAATCGCGGTGCGCGGTACGCAGCGTTTCGACATCGTGTGCGCCAACGTCGGAGGCGCGACCGCTTCCGGCGCAATGGTTCGCATGACTCTCTAAAACCTCCCTTGTTGCAGGGGGGAGGGGGATTCGTCTCCTTCCCCCCGCACCAGAACGAAAGCAGGACTTCCATGCGACAGAACAGTAAGTTCGTGATTGGCGCAATCAGCGCCACCAACGCTTCCCAACTCACGGCGACCATCGACACGCGCGGCTTCTCGTACGCGCGTCTCTACTGCCTCGGCAACACCAACGCGGGCGTGTCAACCGTTCTCACCAACAACGTTGTTCGCGAGAACGACGACAACTCAACCAACTGGGTGTCAATCGCTGCGACTCAGGCCGGAACCGGATTCACCCCGGCTACGAACGTGCAGAGCACGGCGCTCGCCAAGATCGTGCATGACATCGACCTTCGCGGGCGCAAGCGGTATCTGAACGTCCTGTTCACGCCGCACGCAACCACGGAAATCATCATCGCCGCTGAACTGAGCCTTCCTGCGGACGGCTGCACTTCGGCAGCGGAGATTGGCGCGGCTTTCGTCACGCAGTCTTGATGAGTACAGGTTTTCGCATCCGGCGACCCTGCGGGACACGTTCTCGCAGGGTCGCTATGCTTCTAGCGCGAGGGGCTTGGGAGGTCGCATGGATTGCGTGAACGACATTCTCGCCACAGCGGCGAGCGGCGAAGAAGTCGAGGTTGCAAGGAAGGTCGTGGGCGCGACGGCACGATTTGACGTGCCGGATTTCGACGTGGCGATGGAGATGTATCAGCGCGGCGAAGGCAGCGCGGAGGATCACTGTCTCGCGCGCGGGAAGTACCGCAGCATTTGGAACCGCGAGAAACTGGCGAAGGTGCTGTCTATGGCCGGATGGGAGATCACCGGCGGCATCGACGGCACGTCGTGGCGTAGCCCGGACGGATGGTTGCGCGTCGTGGCAAATCGCGTCCAGAAGCCGAACCCACGGCTACCGATGTCAGAGGTGCAGGCCATTATGTCGATGCCGCGCATTGCGTGGACGGACACGATGGGGGCTACGCATCTCGCCTGTGTGAAACTCGGCATCGACTTCCTCAAGGGCGTTGGCGTGTTTTGGGGGCAGTGCTTGCAGCGGATGATGGAGCAAGTGTGCGCCGATCCATCGCGTAAGTACGTGCTGACGATTGACTACGATTCGATCTTCGATCCGGAAGACATCGTTCGTCTGTGGCAGATCATGGAGACGAACCCCGACGTAGACGCGCTGTTCCCGCTGCAAGTTGGCCGCGACCGCGATACGTGCTTGCTGTCGATGGTCAACGAGGACGGCGAGCGCATCAAGCGCGTTGACGCAGCCGAGTTCCGGCGGCAAGTGCTGCCATGTGAAACCGGACACTTCGGGCTGACGCTGATTCGTACGGACGCGCTGCGGCGCATGAAGAAGCCGTGGTTCGTGCCGACTCCCGCGCCGGACG